CACGTTCATGTATTTCAGGAACGGTATCTGCCGGACGGTGATCTTGCCGTCCTTTTCCTCCGGCTTGTCCAGCAGCTTCCAGAATACAACGATCTTCGCCTTGGCGCCCTTCCTGATCTTGCCGCCCAGCTTCTTGCACTCGTTGAAGCTCAGGTATTCGCCGGGGTTGCCCAGCAACATCTGATTGAGCAGGCTGTACGGCTTGCCGCTGGCGCGTTTGATGGCCCAGCGGCCCGCGCCCGTCCACGGCCTGTCCCATGGGATTTCTCCCTGTTCCAGCATCGCAATGATGCGGTCGGTGACCATTCCATACACGTCAAACATAACACTTCTCCCTTCATCTTTTCCTACGAAGTAAAATCGCGGAATCCGCATGGGCTTTGCAGATTGTCGGCCTTGGAAACGAGTGCTCCCACTTTTCGGATTTCATGTCCTCGACAAGCATTTTTTTCACTTTACACAGAGTGGTGTATCCACACCCGGCAAGCTCCGCAACTTCATCCTCGGTCATCCAACTGCACGGGTTGAACCTTGTGCTGTTTTCCGCGATGATTTGCATGATGCGCTCGTAGTCGGCTGGCTTTTTTCCGAAATGAACGCCGCGTTCCTTGGCCTTGGCAATCCCCTTTTTTATCGCGGTGCTGCTGAGGATTTCTCCATTTTCACCATAGTGGATGTGGCTGTGGCAAGATTCACAGACAACCGCGATATTCGACGAAATATTCCTGCCACCATAGATAACAGGTACGATGTGGTGGAAGTGCAGATTTTCCGTGCCACCACAATTACAACAGCACTTCGGAAGCACGGCTCTCACTTTGGCAGGAATTGCACTGCGTTCTGGATTTTTCCCCATCTCAATCTCTCCTTTCATCTGCCGGGTTTAGCCGCCCGGCCCGGCGTTGTGTGGGTTATGCCCTGTATGCCTTTGCAAGCTGTTCAAGCGCCACACCGAGGAACATACCCTTGATTTCTTCTTCGCTGGCGTCGTAGTCAGTCCTGACTATCAGCGTGTAATTCCCGGCGTAGTTGCTGGCCTTGATATCGAAGTTCATATAAGTCTTGCCATGCATAGCCTTTTTTATGCCCTCGATGCTGCTGGCGGTGAAATAACCGAGTTCAGGGAAACTGTACTCTTTCATTGTGGTGTCCTCCTTTGTAGTAACTCCCTTAACTGTCTTTATTATAACATCAAAAGATGTAATTGTAAATGGGTTAGAGGACGATTTAATAAAAAATTAAAGAATGTTTGCGGATGTCCCGAACACGTCCCGAAACTGGCCCGTGCGTGACCTGTTGCCCTGGCGCTGATCGTGTGACAATATGGGCATGGAACAGATGATTGAAACGCTGAAACGCATCGGCCTTCCCGCCGATGAAATCACCCGCGTAACGGCCTATTACGGCTCAGACACAGACGGGATGAAACAGTATGTACTCTACATGAAAGCGATGTTTGATGACAGGCATGAATACATTTCATAAATGGAACCCGAACCCTTTTGCGAACACGGTTGAAGATTGTGCCCAGCGGGCTATCGCCGCTGCGCTTAACGTGGACTGGGACACAGCCTCCGACATGATACACGACATGGCAAAAGCGATGGGACACCCTGAACACAGCGACGCCGCTTGGGGCGCGGTGCTTCGGCGAGCGGGCTTCTATCGGGCCATAGTGCCGAACTCTTGTCCCGATTGCTTTTTAGTGGCCGACTTCTGCCGAGAGCATCCCCGTGGCGTATATGTGCTAAAAACCTCCGGTCATGTGGTGACCGTCATTGACGGGCAGGCTTGGGATTCGTGGGACAGCACGGGCGAAACAGTGATTTACTACTTCTATAGGAGGTAACAACATGATAGACCAGTTTGGCAGATGGTACCCCGATTACCCCGGTCAACAGACGTGGCAAGACCCGGCGTATATGCGGGCCTACGGCCAGCAGCAGCCCGCGCAACAGGCCCAGCAGAATCAGCAGGGCTTGACCCCGCCAACCATCAGGGCCGAGATCGTACAGGTGGACAGTTTGGACGCGATTGACCGCTTCCCGATGGCTGCCGGCACTTCGCAGATGTTCATGACCAAGGACGAGGCGGCAATCGTTGTTCGCTCCATGTACGCCAACGGCCAGCACAATGACGACGTATACGACAAGCGGCCCCCTGCGCCGCCCGCGCCCACGCTCAACCCTGCGGATTATGTGCGCAAGGATGAACTGCAAGCGCTGATTGCGGACGCGCTACAGGCCCATACAGCCCCGCACAAGGCGGCGACGAAGAAGGAGGATGAAGCGTAATGGGACTTTTTGATAGGCTGTCACAGCCCGCGCAGGGCCAGCAGATGACCCCGGACATGATGCGGCAGGAGATCGGCAGCATCAAGGCCAACCCCGGCCAGTACCTTTCCGGGCGCGGCTTCAATATCCCGGACGGCATGACTGACCCGAAGCAGATCACCCAGCACCTTCTTCAGACCGGGCAGGTGGGCGGTAACAGGCTGCAACAGGTGATGAGGATGCTCGGCAGGTAAAAGAAAAAGGCCGGTTTCCCGACCTTCAAGATGTTGCCCCCGCGTTATCGACTATTCGCGGGCGACTATGCGATTTTTCACGCTGTGCCCCCTGTTGTCGTGCAGTATGGCTTGCCGTTTTGAACAACATCCCCGCGCAAGCGCGGCCCCTCCGTATCACTACGGATTATCTATATTATATCACGACTGACTTCATCCGTCAAGCGCGCAGACGGTTGAAAATACATGAAAGGACTTTACATCCTATGGCACTGACTGACAACTCCAATACTGGCTTCTATATGCCGGTACAGCCCGCTTATGGCGGCGGCTATGGCAATGGCAGCGGCTTCTTTGGCGGTGATTGGGCGTGGATTATTCTGCTCCTGCTCATCGGTGGCGGCGGCTGGGGCATGGGCGGCTTCGGCATGGGCGGCATGATGTGGCCCATGATGATGGGCGGCATGAATGGCTTCGGGCTTGATTACCTGTACCCGTGGCTCAACAACAGCCAGCACATCAGCGACGGCTTCCGCGACCAGCAGCTCAATTCCCAGATCGGCGACCTGCGCTCTGATGTGGGCCGTGGTTTCGGCGACGTGCAGCTTGGTATTGCGGGCCTTGGCCGTCAGATTTGCGAGACCGGCAACGGCATTACTCAGGCCGTCAACAGCGGCTTCTCCGATGCGGAGATCGCGGCGAACGGGCGGCAGATGGCGAACATGCAGACCCAGTTCGGCATCCAGAGCGCTATTCAGGGCGGCGCGGCTGCCAATGCTGCGGGCATCGCTGACCTGAAATACACCGTGGCGCAGGAGGCTTGCGCTGACCGGGCCGCGCTGACCCAGGGCTTGCAGACCCAGACCATGCAGGAAATGAGCAACACCAATGCGCTCATGTCCGCGCTGCGTGACGGCATCCAGTCCATCAAGGACGAGCTGTGCGCTGACCGCATCGAGGGCTACAAGCGGCAGATTGCCGACGAGCAGAGGGAGAACGCCAACCTGCGCTCCGACCTGCTGTATGCCCGCAATCTGGCCGACCGCACCGCTCAGACGGCGACCTTCCAGCAGGGCATGAACGCCGAGGTTGACGCGCTGTACAACCGTCTTAAGAACTGCCCGGTCAACACCGTGCCCGTGTACGGCAACCAGCCCATTTTCACGTGCGCTGGCCCGAATCTGGGTAACAATGGCTGCGGCTGCAACGGCAACTTCGGCTTCAATGTTGCGTGAAGGGCGGTGTAATCATGGCCGCTGAGTATTCTGCCAATGCCTTGCAGGTAGTCCCTGCCAACGGCGGCGTGATCTTTACCGAATCCCCGGTTCCGTGCAACCGCGGCATGATCTATCATCGGGACGGGAGCAGCCTGTTCAGGCTTGCCTCGCCCCGTGTGATGGGTGTACCGTGCCGCCGGTGCTGCTGCTGTGGATTCCCGGAGGCGACCTATGAGGTTGCTTTTCACGCGAATATCGCCGTACCCACTGAACCCGCCGGAACCGTTGAGGAAATAGACCTTGCTATCTTCATCGACGGTGAGGAAGATCCCAGCTCTGTAATGTCCTTTACCCCTGCCGCCGCTGGCGACTTCGGTAACGTGGGCGCTGACGTGATCGTGTCCGTGCCCTGCATCTGCGGATGTTCCTCCGTGTCCGTGCGTAATATCAGCACCCAGCCCATTGAGGTCAGGAACGCGAATATCGTGTTCGACTTCGCGGGCATCCGGCGCTGAGAAAGGAGAACACAATGCACAAGCTGTATGATCTCAAGGAAAAGCTGATCGGCGAACTGGAAGACTATTCCGAGAACGGCAAGTATTCCAAGGAAGATGTCGAGGCTATCAAGTACATGGCAAGCGCCGTTGACCACATCTGCAACATCTGCAAGGATGCAGAGGAAGAGGACGGCTACAGTGGCCGGATGTACCCTGACGGCATGGGCGGCTCCTACAGGGGCTATGCCCGCGAGGGCCGGGGCTACTCCCGCGAGGGCGGCTACTCCAATGCCCGTGGTCGCATGAACGTCCAGCGCGACAGCCGGGGCCGCTACTCCGGTGCGGACGGCGACGTTGAGGACATCAAGCGCGATATGCAGCGCCTGATGGACAAGGTCGAAAAGATGTGAGGTGAGTCCCCTTGATATACGAACGTGATCTTGATGAATCCATCGCCCGGTATCAAGGGGAGGTCAACCCCAGCATTGAAACCTGTCGCAAGCTGGCGGCCTGCCTGATCGTCAAGCGTGAGTTGTTCGGAGAACCCGAACGACTGCCACTTGTTGCAGACAATGCAACAAGTTATTCCTACGCCGCCGAACCCGTGCCTGTTGACACACACATCACGTATACCAGCGACACGGAATTTTCACGGGTCATCGACGGCAGGAAGCCGGAAGATGTTTGGCCCATCATAGATGAGATGATGTCCACGGTTCAGGTGCTTATGCCTCGGCTGTACGACGGAGTAATGCGCAAACTACAATGAACACGGCCCCGGAGCAATCCGGGGCTTTATTTTTTTATTTCATGTTCCATGTTCATGTAATTTGCAAATGTAAAAAATTAGCTAATTGTCAAAAAAGGGCTTTACAATTAGCTAATTTTGTGCTATAATTAGCTACGTTGAGAGGGGGTGAAAAGTTGAACAACGTCAAGCTGATACGTGAGGCCACGGGGCTGACGCAAAAGGCCCTGGCTGAAGCTGCCAGCATCTCCGCGCCGTTCCTTCATGATTTGGAGAATGGCAACAGGAACGCAAGGCCCGAAACGTGGGCGCGAATCGCTAAAGTGCTTGGCTGCACGGTAGAAGATTTGAAAGACAGGGAGGAGGAAACAGCATGACCCGGTTAGAGTGTGAGAAGAAGCTGCTGTCACTGGCAGAGCAGATGCGGGCGGTATACCTTGAGTACAACCCGGCAGGCGATTTCATGACCGCGATCATTGATGCGGACGGCTATATCAACGTGCATGACTGCTTTTTCAATGCTGACCGTCAGATCATCACCAATGAAGACGGCACCGCGTTCAGATCGGTGGACACGGTCAAGTACAGCAACGGCGATGTCCGCTACGGCTGCCCGGTGAAGGAGGGCGCGGCATGAAGCGCACATGGCGATACCAGATGATCGACGCTCTGCCCCGTGAAGCGTTGCCCGCCGGGTGTACGGCATACGAGCTGTACAAGGACGAGTTCGTGGGGCATTGGGGCATCGTCGAGTTTGACCGACCGCTGACGGGCGCGGAGATCGACAAGTACAACCTCGACGGCCCGCTGGCAGGATGGGGGTGATGGCATGAGCGAGGCGACATTGGACGCGCTGCTGGATGACGCGCCGTACCTGCTGACAAGGGCACAGGCGGCAAGGAGCTACGGCATGACCGTCCGGGGACTGGAAGAATACTACAGACACAACCCCGATTTCCCGCTGGTGCGGCTGGGGAAGCGCAACGTGAAGATTCGCCGCGAACGCGCCGACAGGTGGTTCGACGAGATAGCGGATGCGCAGGAATGAGAACGCCGCCCGGTGGTAGGCCGGACGGCAGGGAGAACAGACAGCATGGGAAAACTGTCACGAACATTATAGCACAGAATGGAGGCTATGTAAATGGGTGATAATTTGAGAATTGTTTCGGCGGTTGAACGCATCACGCCGACCATTGCGAGGAAGTACTTGCAGATGAACGGGAATAACCCGCGCAGAATCAACAAAAGCGCCATATATGCGTATGCGGAGGATATGAAAGCCGGTAAATGGCTGCTGAACGGTGAAGCTATCGTATTCGACGAAGAAGGCAATCTTAGGAATGGCCAGCATAGGCTTCACGCGGTTGTTAAAGCAGACGTAGGCGTCGATTTTCTTGTGGTTCGCGGCGTAGCTAAAGATACCAGCATCTACGATATGCAAATCAGACGCACTATCAGTCAGGAGTTGAATATTGCGAATACGGTTGAATCTGTCGCCGCCGCAATTGTAGCAAATTGCTATAAGAACTGCTGTCTTGTACCGAAGTCAACGGTTTATGACTATATCGTCAAGCATGAAAGCGATTTAAACCTTGCCTATTCTATATCGTATAACGGCGCGAAGAAAGCCAAGGCCAGAAAGCGCGATGTCGTACTTGCAATCTATCTTTTGATTCGCCGCAGCAATGGCGATAGCGTTGAAGGATTGCGTCAATTCTTCTCGGTTGTAAATAGCGGCTTCCCGCTGGATAACAAAGTAAGCACCCCTGCAATCGTTTATGCCAAAGCGCTTCCGACTATCACAACCAAGAAAAACCGCCCTGAAATGTTGAAAAACATTGAAACCCTCATTGCAGCTTATGGCGATTTTACCATGGGAGTAAATCGTAAAGTTGCCTACAAGATAAACGCAACCGACAGGGCTGAACACGCGCTGGACATGGTGCGCAAGATGGACGGCCTTTCAGAGTAAAGGAGGGGTACGCAAGTGCAAAAACCGTATCAGACGAAAAAGCCCATCACCGTCGACAACGATGACCTGTATGGAGCATCCGAGGAAGCGCTGGGCAGCATCGCGGCGGCGATGGAAGCCCTGCGGGGATATTGGGAGCTTGACCACATATTCGACGCGCTGGGCGGCGTTTACGACGAACTGAAAGACCTGTTCGACGAATACGACGCCATTGCCTCAGAAGAGCAGCGCAAGGAAATCGACGGACTGACCCGGCAGTATTGGAGGGACGCAATATGATGCCAAAAACCCGCTATACCAGCCGCCTTGCGGCGCAGGACAGCCTTCACATGAAAATGGGGTATGTCAAGTTGCATGAAGCCTTAGGCGAGTTGCAAATGGTATTTGCCAAGGACAACGTCATCGCCCACATGGTACGGCAGTTGGGCGCGATGGAAGATACCCTGTTTGAGTATGTCATACCTGCGAAAGAGAGGAAATGAACATGGATAATATGAGGATTTACAACCAGTCCCGCGAAGTGCCGCAGGAGGCGCAGAAGCAGTTCAGCAACGGCACGTTCAGCGGCACGGACATCAACCCCATGTGGCGCATCAAGAAGCTGACGGAGCTTTTCGGGCCGTGTGGCATCGGCTGGTACTACGAAGTGACCAGCGAACGCGCCGAGGAACACCACGACATGACCATGGCGATTGTCGACCTGAACCTGTATATCAAGGTTGACGGCGAGTGGAGCAAGCCAATTTACGGGACGGGCGGCAACGCACTTGTCAAGTCCACCAGCAAGGGCCAGAAGGCCAGCGACGAGGGCTACAAGATGGCTCTGACCGACGCTCTGAGCGTAGCGTGTAAGGCACTGGGCGTTGGCGCGGACATCTACTACGCCAAGGATACGACCAAATACACGCAGTACAGCACAGGCAGCGCAGAAGCCGCGCAGCAGGCCGGGAACAACCGCCTGAAGGAGATTGAGCAGCAGATGAAGCAAGCCCGCGAGAGCGCCCCCGCAAGCCCTGTACGCAGCACGGCGACGGATGATCAGATCGCGTTCATCCGGGAGAACGCGGACGGCAAGACGTTGAAAAGCGCGATGGAAGCGTTCGGCCCGAACATGGAGAAGATGACCCAAGCGCAGGCCAATAAGCTGATCGCCCGCATCAAGGGAGGCGCGGCATGACGGCAGTAATTGACCGCGTTCGCGGCAAGATCGTCAACTACGACGAGCGCCGGGGCGTGGTGACTATCGAAGCGCCGTATGCGGATTTCGTGACGATGTGTCGGCGGGAATACAAGGAAGTGGAGATCACGATGCTGGATTCCCGCCCACTGTCCGATAAGCAGCGCAAGAGCTGTTACGCCATGATTCGTGAGATCGCGCTGTGGAGCGGGTACGAGCCGGACGAGATCAAGGACATGTTCAAGTTCAATTTCCTGTCCGCATTGGAGGAAACCATGAACACGTTCAGCCTGAGCGACGCGCCCATGAGCCTTGTAGCAGCGTTTCAGACGTTTCTTGCCAGGTTCATCGTGGCCCACGACGTACCCACGCGGCGGCCCATGCTGGAATACGTGGATGACATCGACGATTATGTGTACGCTTGCCTGATCAACAAGAAATGCCCGATTTGCGGCAAAAAGGCCGACCTCCACCATTATGAAAATATTGGGATGGGAAGGAATAGAGACACGATCATTCACGAGGGCATGGAGGTATTGCCGCTGTGTCGGGAACACCACACAGAGGTTCACACCATCGGGCGCGACACCTTTATGAAGAAGTACCACCTGGGCGACCACGGCATTGAAGCCGACAAGACCATCTGCAAGATATACGGATTGAATACCAAGCAAAGGAGAAAAACAGCATGAATCGAGTAATAATTACTGGCAGACTTGCCGCCGACCCGGTGGCGCGAACCACACAGAGCGGCATCAGTTGCAGCACCTTCGACGTAGCGGTGCAGCGGCGCTTCAAAGGACAGGACGGCAAGCGCGAAGCGGATTTCCTGACCGTCGTTGCGTGGCGGCAGACCGCCGACTACTGCAACAAGTACCTGACCAAGGGCAGCAGGGTCGCGGTAGAGGGCAGCATCCAGAAGCGCAGCTACACGGCGCAGGACAACACCAAGCGGTATGTCACCGAGATCATCGCCGACAGCGTGGAAGGGCTTGGCAGCCCGAACAATGAGCAGGGCCACGCCGAAGCACACAGCGCCCCGCCGCAGAGGAACGAGCAGCAGCGCATGGACACCAGCGGATTCACGGAGGTTGACCCCGGGGATGAACTGCCCTTCTGACAGGAAGAACCGGGCGCTCTCGCGCCCGGCCCCT